CCAGCCGGAACCCCAGCCGGAACCCCAGCCGGAACCCCAGCCGGAACCCCAGCCGGAACCCGCTGCGCCGAAAACCGCAAGCCGTAAAGGAGCCAAGTGATGGTGGACCTGGCACGCGCGAAGGAGCATCTCCGGATCGAGCACGACGAGGAGGACGACTTGGTCCAGGCCTACCTCGACGCGGCCAGGGCCCACGTCGAAGCCTTCTGTGATCGCACCATCGTCGATCCGGCGCCGGGGCCTGACGCCCCGCCGCTGGATCAGGCGACCCAGATGCTCCTGACCGCGGATGTCGGCCAGGCGATCCTGCTGCTGGTCGGCCACTACTACAACAACCGCGAGGCGACCGTTCTGGGCGCTGCGCCTGTGGCCCTGCCGTTCGGCGTTGAAGCGCTGCTGTGGCCGCGGAGGTCGTTCCGATGAGAGCCGGCGAGATTCGACATAGGGCCGAGCTGCTGGAGCTTGGCCCGGACCTGCAGGAGCGTTGTCTGGGGCGGCGCTGGGTGGGCATCCTCACCCAGGAGAACGCAGCCCCGGGCGCACCGACCAGCCTACGCAACCCCGTCCGCGTGGATATCCGCGCGCGCTACTGCCCGCAGTTCGTCATCGGGCGGTACCTGCGCCAGGGTGGCCGGCTGTTCCACATCACCAGCGTTCGTGACCCCATCGGCAACCGCGCCGAGCTGCGCATCACCGGCGATGAGCTGATGGGCGTTCCCGGCCAGGCGCTGGTGAACGGCTTGGCGCCCAGGCCCTGCCGGGTCTTCCTCGCCTTCGATGTCCCATTCGTCAATCAGGAGTACGCCGAAGCGCCAATCCTACGGACCTATGCCGAGGTGGCGCTGATCGAGGCTGGCCGGGTGGAGGAGGGCGATCAGCTGGTGGCCTCCGGTGTGCGCTACACCGTCCTTTCCCTGGCGAAGGACAGGGACGACGGCGTGGTGCGCGGCCTGTGGCTGGAGGTTGAGTCATGAGGCTGGCCGTATCACTCCAGGGCGAGCAGCAGGCGAGGGCTCGGCTGGAGGGCATCAAGGGCGGTTTCGAGCGTGTCCTGCGGGGCGCGCTCAACACCACCGCCACCGAGGCGCGGAAAACCCTGTACGTCCAGCCCCTGGCCGTGGCGTTCAAGGGCGCCTCAGTGCGCAAGCGCCTGGTGATCAAGCGGGCCAATTCCCGGCGCCTCAATGCCCGGATCATCCCCTCCAGCTCCGGCGTGGAGGTGATCCAGTACAAGCGCTGGGGCTTCGACCCCATCAGCCCGACCCGAGCCCGCGTGTGGGTTATGGGGCCGGGCGGCCGCAAGATCGCCGCCGGCTTCGTCAACCCGGCCGGGGATAAGCGGCAGCCGCTGTCCACCCGCAGCAGCCGGGCCCGCTCGGTCGGGCCTGGTGCGCGTAACCCGCAGGTCACGTCCTACGCCTACCGGCGTGCCCTGCAGAACGCCCAGGGGCCGAGCGTCGCCTACTGGTTCCGCCAACTGACCACCCCCAAGGCGGTGCGCTGGGTGAACGCCGTCCTCCAGCAGGAGGTGGAGCGCCGCATCCGCCGTGAGCTGACCCGCACAGGGAGAGCCTGATGACCAACGCCAGTAAACGGCGCGAGCAGGTGCTGGAGCGCCTGCGCGCCATCAACCCCGGCAATGGCTACGCCCTCGAACTCAAGCGGGTCTATGCCCGCGAGAAGATCCCGGACAAGGCCCCGCGCCCCTTCGCAATCCTCCGGCGCGGCGTCGACCAGCTGACCGGAGTGGCCAGCCTGCAGGGCGCCCGCGTACGCGCCTACCAGGTCGAGATCGTTTTTCCCGTCACCGTCACGGACGACGACCTGGACCTGGCCGAGGTGGAGGTGCTGCGGGCCCTCGGCTTCGGCCAGACGGACCCCGAGCAACAACTGCCCGGCCTGGTCGAGGAAGACCAGAGCAGCGAGGTGGTGGACGGCGCCCACAACGGGGTGGCCGCCGTCTCGCTGCTGATCAACTTCGGCGTCAGCTACGTCGAAACCTACAACTGACCGGCCGCAGGCCGAGGAGCCAATCATGCTCAACACGCAAATGTTCCGGGGCCCGCTGCTGGTGGCGCCCTATCCGCAGTGGGACTTCGAAGAGGTCTTCATCCTGCAGAACCTGTCGGCCGAGCCGACCACCAACGAATCGACCATCCCGGACCCCCGGCGTCCCGGCCTGCCGCCGCTGGACCAGGTCACGTCCACCAGCCAGATCGTCATCAGCGGCGAGGCCGTTTCCTTCAGCGCCAAGGCTGCCGCCATCGCCATGTATGGCAGTGTCGAGCGCGTCCCCCAGGGCACGGTCACCGACGAGGAGCACGATGCCCGCGTCGGTCGCGTCATCAAGCTCGACAAGTTGACCCTCGACGTGGCCGAGGTCACCAGCGCCGACGGCGCAACGACCTACACCAAGAACATCGACTGGGCGGCGGTGCCGGGCGGTCTGCGGATTCTGCCGGGTGGCCCCCTGGCAACCGCCATCGGCGCTGTCAGCGGCACCGACAAGAAGCTGGCCATCCTGGTGAGTTACAGCTACCCCACCGTGGACCTGGTCAAACCCTTCGTCACCGGGCAGCGGTTCTACAGGGTCATGCTGCCGCAGCGTAACGAGGCAGGCGACCAAGAGCTGCGCCGCATCGTTGGCCGTTACTGCAAGATCGCCCTCAACGGCGGCATCCCCCTCAACCCGGGTCAGGAGTTCGGCACCGTCCCGGTGCAGATCACGCTGCTGCCTGATCCGCTGATCTTCGACCTCGACGAGGCCGCTATCTGGCACTGGGAGATCGAGAACAAGGACTGATGCGCGCGCCCCTCCCAGGGCTCTGGTAGATTCGCGATTTTCCACCCCTGGGAGGGAACCCCATGCAGTGCCCGAAATGCGGCTACGAGCCCACGCTGGCCGAGACCCAACGCAGCCCCGACGACTGCGTGAAGTGCGGCATCAACTACGCCGGCCACGCCCGGCACGCGGCTGAACAGGCGCAGCGCAAGAAGGACGGGGCCGCCACCATCAAGCTGGCGCCGGCGGTGCGTGATGCCACCGCCAGATACCCTGGCGCCCAGCCGGTGGTCGTCATCGACATCAACATGGGCTTCTGGTCCATGGTGAAGTTCATGGTCAAGTTCGCGTTCGCCACCATACCGGCGGCGCTCATCGTCACGTTTGTAGTCAGCGCCGCCATCTCGGCGTATTCGTCGTACCAGCTCTACACCAGGGTTTCTCAGGTCAAGCCGACCGCTGAGACCCAGCGTCAGAGCCTGGCGCCGGATCAGATCTACGTCCCCTTGCCGGTGTCCGAGCGGTTCTACGAGATCAGCCGCCACACGGAGGATGGGCTGACCGTGATCACGGTCAGAACCCAACTGGCGGACGGCAGCAGCACCTACAGCAAGCTGCAGGTTGACTGCTCGAATGCGGTTGCACGGATCATCGCCCGCGGGAGTGGCATCGGCGAACTGATCGCCTCTCGGGATGTTGAGCAGTTTGCCCGGGTGGTTGACGGCACCTCGCGCAAATTCATTGCCAAGCGGGCCTGTTCAGAGGCCCCGCAGATAGACCCCATCCTGCAGTGATGGCCCCTTTTACCAGACCCGCCTCGGCGGGTTTTTTAATGCCTGAGAGAACCCCATGAGCGAGTTGCAGGTGTTGTTTCCCGAGCCTGTGGTGGTCGCCGTCGGCCGCCGCAAGGTGCATATCCGACCGGTCACCCTGGAGGATTTCGAGCTGTTCGGCCGCGCGTCTGAGGACGTGCTGCGCTTCCTCAATGGCTGCAGCGCGGAAGGGCTGTGTGCCTACGCGGGCAGCGCACGTACCCTGCGCCGCGTGTTGCGGCGCTGCACCTCCCTGAGCCGCTGGGCGCTGTGGCGCCTCCCGGCCCCTGTCGCGCTTGAGCTGATGGTTCAGCTCATGCAGGTCAACGCCGGTTTTTTCGGTCAGGCCCTGGCGGGGGTGGCGAGCATCGTGGATGGGCCGACGTCGCCCAGCAACTGATCGCCGCCGGCCACGCTTGGGCCGACATCGCCGGCTACACGCTGCCCCAGCTGGAAGCGTTCTGTGCCGCCATCGCTGCCCGGGACCGCGCCGCCATGCGCACGGCGCTGATCGTGGCGCGCGGTGCGAAGGGCAGTAAGCAGAATTTCGAGACGATGCTGCAGAGGTTGAAATGAGCAACGGACGGGTCACTACCCAGCTGGTCATTCAGGGCCGGAACGACAGCGCCCAGGCGTTCAACGAGGTCCAGGGTGATCTGAAGCGCCTCAACAGCACCTTGGAGTCCACCGGCAAACGCATTGCGGGCGCGTTGTCGTTCGGCCTGCTGGCCGGAGCCGTCAAGGGAGTAGCGCAAACGGCGGACGCCTACCAGTTGATGAACGCCCGCCTCAAGCTGGCCACCAGCAGTCAGGAAGAGTTCAACACCGCGCAGAAAGAGCTGCAGCGTATCGCCCTCGCCACGGGCTCACCTGTCAGCTCCCTGGTTGACCTGTACGGCCGTATCAGCCGTCCGCTCAAAGAGGCCGGCAAGAGTCAGCAGGCAATCCTCGGTGTTACCGAGGCGGTGGCCAGCGCATTTCGAGTCTCTGGGGCTTCGGCAGTGGAGGCCGAGCAGGGCGTTGTGCAGTTTGCCCAAGCGCTGGGATCGGGAGCACTGCGCGGTGACGAGTTCAACAGCGTGGCCGAGCAGGCGCCGCGCCTCATGCAGGCCCTGGCCGACGGCATTGGCCAGCCTGTGAGCGCCCTGAAGGACTTGGCCAGCCAAGGCAAGCTGACAGCTGATGTCGTGACCAACGCACTGATCGGTCAGCTACCCAAGCTCAAGGATGAGCTGAACGGCTTTGGTGATACCGTTGGCAAGGAAATCACCGCCATCGGCGACACCCTGGAGCGAGGTTTTGGGAGCGCGAACACAGGCCCGTTGATTGAGGCTTTGAAGGAGCTTAGAGAGGCGCTGGCTGATCCGCAGATGCAGCAGAACCTCACCACACTGGCCACGGCTCTGGTCCGCCTGGCTCAGGGGGCAGTAAAGACCGGAGCGGCTGCTGCTGGTGTTGGTGATGACCTGGGCTACATGGCGGCAAAGCTCGCGGGTGGCGTCACCGAGTTGGACAGGGTCAATAAGGAAATTGAGGTATTGGAGGCGTCCGCCGGAGACAACTTCGGGATGTTGGACCTCTACCGTACCGATGAGTACATCGAGGAAACGCTGCAGAAGTTCAAGGATTACCGGGAAAAGCTGCTCGAAGAAGCCACCGGCATGAACGAGGAAATGCGCAAGAAGGCCGAGGAGCAGGCCGAGTTCGAGCGCCGCGTTGAAGACAACCGAATTGCAGCCAGTCTCTCTGCAGAAAACTCGTACTCGAAGTCGCTGAGAAACGTTCGCCAGGCCCGCGTGAAGGACATGGAGTCCGAGATAAAGGATTTGGAGCGCCAGGAAAAGGCCGCCCTTGCTACTGCGGAAGGGTTCAAGGCAAAGCGCCTGGATGTCGAAAAGCGCTACAACGCGGCGATCAGCTCATTCCGGCAGGGGGGTGGACGCCCGGACTTCAGTAGCGTCACCAGCTTGCAGGTCGAGGCCCGTAACGCATTGCGGGCCGGGGATGCTGAGACTGCAAGCGCTCGGGCGCAGGAGGCGCTGAAGGTGATGCAGAGCTTGGCGGCTGCGGGTGAGAGCACCTATGGATTCGAGGGCATCGCCAAGGGGCTCAAGCAGATTGAGTTGGCCGCTTTGGACATCGAGAAGTCCAGGGCCGATGACAAAGTGAACGAGATCCGCGACAAGGCGGCCTCGTTGCTCGATGAGCTGACCAAGTTCCAGAACGTGTCCATCTCGTTCAAGTTGGACGAAGCCGAAATAGAGAAGGTCAAGCAGCAGCTCACGGCGATTTCATCCACGCCCATCTTCATTCCCATCAAGTTGGTGACGCCAGATGGCATGACCGCCCTTGGCCCTATGCAGCAGCCTAACCTGAAGTTTCCCACGGATGGCTACGCCACCGGCACCCGCAGTGCCGCACCCGGCATCCGCTGGGTGGGCGAACGCGGGCCGGAGCTGATGGCGTTCGGCGGTGGTGAGGCGGTGCTGAACTCCCTGGCCTCCCTGAACCTCGCCAACCGGCTGTCGGGGCTGTCTGCACCTGGTCTGCCGGCGGGCATGGAATCGGCGGCTGCTGCCTCGCCGGGTGGTCGAGATCTGGGGCGGGTGACCCTGGATATTGGCGGCCAGCAGCTGGATTTCATGGCCGAGCAACCGACGTTCGAGTCGGTCCTGCACATGCAGGCACTCAAGAAGGGCCCGGCCAGACGCTGACCCTCAACCCAGGCCCGCCGCGTGCGGGCCTTTTCTTTGGAGCTTCCGATGAGTTACGCCACGGTGATGCTGGGCGGCGTGCCAATCCTGCCTGCAGGTGGCGCTGCCGGCTCTGGCGTGCCCAATCAGACCTACACCCGCGAGCAGGGCCGCACGCTGCTGACCCTAAGCCGAGGCCGGCTCTACAACATGTCCCATTGGTCGCGCGAGGTCATCACCCTCAGCGCCGCAGGCGGGCTGCCCCACGGGCTCGATGGGCTCGATTTCGACGCGGTCCTGGAGCTGCGTTGCACGCACCCTAAATCCGTCTCTGGTGTGCTGCCGACAGACCGCCAGTTCACGCTCACCAGCACCCCGCGCCCAGACGTGGCGCCCTGGGGCTGGGCGCTTCGGGATGGCGTGTGGCTGTTGGTGCCCGCCACCGTCTCGG